CCGACCAAAGCTGGGTGCTTTTTTCGTTTCTCTAATTCTAGCACTAGAGTATATCGTTTACTAGAATCGATTTTAAAGAGCCTAGGGAGCATTTTAAACGCGTTCACCTCCCTTCAGGTGTTTAACTATTAGTTACCGACCAAACAAGCCTTAAAACCTCGTTTCTGTTCGTCTGGTGGTGCCTACTAAGACTGATTGTTATGATTTCGTGCATTACGAACCAAATTTCTGAACGCCTCCGACCTGCTGCCTTGTTTGTCTACCCAATCCCAATCATCCTGTGACAATGTAACAGAAACCTTTTTAGTGACTCCGATCGAAGGGCGACCGAGAAACTTCACTCGGCAATCGATACACAATTCATGCTTCTCTTTTCCGATGTTAAAACTAACTACATCGTTAGTGCTTCCGCAACGTTCACATACGCCGCCACTAACCATTCAATAACACCTCCTATACTTTAAGTTACCTAAAGTATATATTTAAAGTTACTAAAAGTAAAGTGTTTTTTATGGGATTAATTAAATAAAAAAAAGACGCAGCTGAAAGCCACGTCATACCTTTTGTTTGGTCATGATATGCGTCTCGGTACGATCCCCCCGAACATCGTCCAGGACAGCATATATTTCGTAGGTGAACCCATCGTGCAGAATCCTCATTTTTGTATTTATGCCTTTACGGTACCTTATTCGGAATCGAACTGTGTTCTCAGCCTGGACAGCTGCAGCCGCAAAGAATTCTTTACCGCTTAAAGGCTCCCGATCGGCCCATAGTGTAACGATGTCTGTCCATACTGGTGGGGTTGGAAAACCGGCATCATCGGTACCGCCCTTGTACTCCTGGACCGTGATTCTTCGGTTCAATTTGCTGGAATCCATATGTGAAGCCCCCTAGTATTGCAGTTTCATGAGCAGACTATCTACGCCATGAGGGATAGTCTTCACTTGTTTATCAAACCAATGAATCAGGAGCAATTTCACACAAAGGACTTCCATCGGGGAGAAGGTGAAATCCTTCCCCGTAGCCCCTTCGATATAGTCCTTTGCTGCGGTAATTAACCCCGTTAAATTTGAGTCCTGTTCATTGCCATCAACGCGAAGATAATCCTTCACATCCTTAAGCAATTGAGTGTCATTCATTTTAGGCCACCGTCAACAATGCCAGGTGGTTTGGTCTTGCAACGTTCACATCACCGTACCACATGACGCGGATCCCAACAGTACCTTTGTTAAATCCGTAGTGGGTGCTAATTTCAATTTGCATGTCTTGCAACAAGCCAACGTAAATCTGAGTAAGGTCACCAACTAGAATCTGGTTGTTAGGCAACTGATTTGTAGAATTTTTAGTAATGTCGTTATAGAACTTAGGTGCAGCCAGGTATTGACCGTTTGCGTCCTTGGCTGTTTCGATGTCATACATGGTATCGGTCGAGTAGATCAGGCTTGTTGGGGTGCCGTTTTGCTTCGCTACTGCTTTCACACCCTTCAGAACTTCATCATAGTTAGCTTCTGTAATGTCCAGTTTCTGAATGTCTTCGTTGAAGATACCGGTAAATCCATCTACAGCACCGTTGTAACCGGCTTTATCCAGCACTTGGGCGACTGTTTGAGCCAGCAGCATATTGATTTTTTCCTCGATGCCAATTCCTGTTTTGATAAGCTCCAAAGGAACTTCCACCAGGCCGTAAAGATATTTCGCTTCCAGGCGTACTTCTCCAAATGTCGGATCGCTTGGGTTGATAACCTCGCCTTCCTTTTTGAAATGCGCTGTAGGATCTGCAATGACTTTAGGAACGGACACCGTTTTGTTGTTCTTCATGTCCACCATAGTGGCGTTTGAAAGCAGAACTGAATTATTACGCGCCAGGTCAATCAGTTGATTGAGGATTGCATGAGGAACAAGGAAGTTACCGCCATTCGTTGTGGTCGTCATCATGCGTTGCTCTGCTTCCGTATATTTACCGGTTACATAACCACGAATCAAACCGCCTACGGTTACCTCATTACGCTCTTCAGGAGCCATTTTCTCACCTGGTAGATAGCAGCGAACTTCTTCACTCAATTTTGTGGATCCTCCGACAGCTGCACCGATTCCGATTTCCTCACGTTGCTCTTGTTTCTTTTCTTTGTTTTCCATTTCATTTTCCCCCTTAAATTTTTTGTATTCTTCCAAGCTTCTTGCACTTACTGAAGTGGTAGGATAAGCCGGCAAAGGAACCAAGCTGATTTCGAACAGTGTCCCTTTTTCAACTTCACGAAGGTCTGTAGCGTCCTGGTGCGTGAATCGATCCTTGTCACATTTGAATCCAAAACTACAGTTCGCAAGGTCGCCACGCTTTACCAGGTTGTAAAGTGTCTCATGCTGTGGCAGAAGGTCCAGTTCAAAGTGTAGACCGTCTGAACGATCTTCCAGGCGCAGCGTGTTGGCTTTGGTTGTTCCAAGCAGCTCCCTGGTGTCATGGTTGTAAAGGCCAAGGATATTACGCTTTGAAATGCTCTCTGCAAATGCTCCCGGCTTAATTACTTCATGGAACCCCCATTCCAATGGTTCGCTGCGTTCGTTGTATCGAATGGCGTAACCTGAGATGGTCAACTTTTCGCCTTCGCTGCGGCATTCCAATGTTTCAGGAAGTGCGCGTTTTTCTAAATCATTCAACATACTTTTCATCCTTTCTGATTTGACTCCTCAAAATTGAGGGATGAGTTTTCCCCGGATTTGGCGAAAACCTACCATATCGACCATTCGCCGGTTATATGGCTGTCCAAGTTGTCGTTATTAAAATGCATCATGGCTTGTGTCATTGCGGTTATAGTGGCTGCTATCGCATCGATTCGGTTAATGCTCTGGCTCTTGTCCAGAACAACATTCTCATTCGCGTCATATTTTGGAACTGCGTTCGATGTACACCATTTCAGCAGCTCATTATTCCCGTGAATGAATTTGCCGGTTAGCATCAGTTCATGTGTGAACTTAATGGCTTCAGACAACGACTTGTAACCTTGCCGAACCTCTACAACTTCGAATCCTTCATTCGCCAACATCGTCATGAGTGCCGTAGCGTTCCAAGGGTCACAGGCAACCAATGAGATTTTCCACTGATTGGCCAACTCTTCTGTGATGTATTTAAAAATGAATTCTACGTCCACCACATCACCAGGTGTTGGCGTTAACCATCCTTCCCGGATCCACCGGCGATATGGAACCTTGTCCAAACGTTCTTTGGCATCGATTCGATTTTCAGGAATGAAGCACCGGTTTATGATGACGTATCTTCCATCGATTAAAGGAATGACTGCGCTGACTGCTGTAAGGTCGTGCTTACTGGAAAGGTCCACCCCTATGTATGCTGGTTGGTCACCCTCCAATTTTGGAGTTTGAAAGTCTCCCCACCGATCCACCGGGAAATATGCATCTTTCCGTGACAGCCACATGTTCAAATGCTTCGTTTGGAAGTTGGCTAGTTCTCCGGGGTTGTCTCTAGCCCTCATAAACGCCTGTTTAAGGGCTTCAAGCTTCACAGAGACATCTAGGTTAGGGTTAGCCTTTTGCCACGCTCTAGGGTCGTCCCAGGCGTCTCCCTCGTCCATCTCAGCGATGAAGATGAACATATTGTCATTCTCAATCACTCCCGACAGAATCCGTTTGCTGTATTCGTACATGTTGTAGCATGGACTTGTACCGCCCCGACTCTCACCGGCTGTTGTGATGATGAAGACTAAAGGCTGCCGCCGTGCTTGTGTACCGGACACGATTACATCAAACATGTCGTTCGTCTTAAACAGGTGATATTCATCGATGCTGCAGAAGTGAATATTCAAACCGTCCTGCCCTTTGTCTGCGCTCAGTGCCTTAAATACGGAATTTTTATACCGCATGGCCCCAAGACTCTCCTGAATCTTGACGTTTTTACGTAGCGCAGGTGATGAACGAATCATCCGCATTGCATCCGTCCAGACGATCTTTGCCGTGTCCCGTTTTACTGAAGCACAGTAGCATTGAGCGCCTGGTTCCTTATCGATCATGAACATGTAGAGTGACAAGCCACTGGAAAGCAAGCTCTTCCCGTTCTTCCTCGCAATTTGCGTATAGTTCAGCGTGAATCTACGGTTGCCGGTTGATTTGCTAACCCATCCCATCAAGCTCCCAAGAATGAAATGTTGCCAACCTTCCAACTTGATCGGCTGACCGGCTAACTCCCCTTGACTGTGACAGGCGTATTTTGCAAAGAAATCAAAGACATGTTGTGCCTTTTTTCGGTCGAACTCGTATTCCCAACCGTCTTCACTTTGACGAAGGTCGTTTAGGTGCCGTTCACAGGCTTGTATGAGCGTTTTCCCTGCGTTCACTCGTTTAGCTACCACATCAAGCGCAAACCGCGTTGTAGGGCAAAAACGGGCGTCTGCGGACGCGTTATCGATGTACTCATCTGTTGGGTTATCAATTACGGCGCTATAACTCATCTCTAAACGCCTCGAGTTCGTCAACTTCTTCACTGTCCGGTTTTACAAAGCGCAGCCGGTCACTAGGATTGAGCCCCAATTTAGCCTGATAACTGTAGATCACTTTGAGTGTCTGCCGTTGCTCCTGTACTAAAGGGTTGAGCTTGTCACCGATCATAAGGCCTTGCTTCCGGATTAACTTTTCCATCTGCAACGATCGCACTTGCATGTTGCACAGCTCTGCCAAACACTCGACATCTAAACCGGTTATCATATTGACTGCGGTCAGCTGCTCAACGTATTTGCGGAACTTTTTCTTCCCTGCAGCACACAACCACGATGGTGGGTCCAAATTTGGACTGTGAAGGGCCGCATTCATTTTGTCTTCGGATTCCTGAAGGGATTGCCTAGTTTCATTGGCTATCCTTCGCTTTTTATGCTCTGCTTTCACTGGTAACGCCACGCCTGTATCACCACCTTTCAGAAATATTTACAGTCACATTTTTTTCAAGGAAGACCCCTCGCCGGTCCCCTCGTCTTTTGCTCAGGAAAAAACGAAAAAGTTTTCAGTGATTGCCGCCTTTTTCTTTGTGCATTTGGTTGTGGCATCCCTCACACAACGGGACCAAGTTAGTCCATTCAGCTCTCAGGCTGTAGTTCTCCCTGATCGGTACGGTGTGGTGAACTGTGACAGCCGGTTCTAGTATCTCGACCTGTATGCACATCTGACATAGATAATCATTTGCCCTCAGAACCTGTTCCCTCAGACGCTTCCACTGTGCACTGGCATAGAATTTCTTGGCTAGTGGATCCCGGCGCATGTCCTGCGCTTTCCATTGCTCCTTCTTGTGTCTGGTGCAATAACCTGGCTTCTGTGTGGTTGGTATCAGTTCTTTACATCCTGGTTGGTTACATGGCTTCTTTATCATGTTTCACCTTTGACGGGCTGGTTTTTGGTAATCCCTCGTACTCGCGCCCTTCCTCTACGGTCAGCACCTCGGCATCGATCAATGTCTTGATGCGTTCGGCTCTTGTCTTACTGTCTGCGCGTAATAATGATTCATAGTTGTGACGGATATAGAACTCACTGTGGTACCCGAGTATCTTTTGTAGTTGGTACTCCCATGCTACTAGGCTAGGCATCAGGGCTTGTTGTAGGAACTGCATGCTCTGACTCTCCACGTTCGCGTATGTGTTCTTGTTACCATCCTGACCTATCATGAAGCCTGGTAGGTTGAAGGCACTGGCTATCTGTTTAGTGAGCTGATCGTATAGTGCATTCATCTCTAGCTCCTGCCAGTTGTGGGCTAGGCTGTTGTATCTAAAGCCCCCATCTATGACAGCTACCCTATGCCTGTTGGCATTACCATTCAGGCGTTCCCATGCTTCCCTCACCAATGTGCGTTTCTCTTCACTCAGTTTTTCATCAGTGCTTAGGATACTGGTAGGGTTGCCCCCTAACGCAAAGTAGATTGCCTGATGCTTCTGAGCTGCAAGCCATAGGCCTAGTTGTTCCTTTAGGATCGTAGGCATTCCCCGTCCCTTCAGGTGATCGTGTACATTGCCACGAACATGGATCATGTCGATCGGCCTTACCTTTGTGGTCACTCCATTCATGGTGACAATGTATGTGTAACTGTCCCCCTCGATTGCGATAGATACGAACGCTGGATTTATAAGTACCAGCCGAACGGCTATCTCTTGTGCATTACGTTGAATGTTGATGTAACAGTTGCCCTCCTGCAGCCGGTTCATTTCGGCTTGTTGGAACAACGTGTATCCATCCATCAATTCATTAGGGTTTCGTAGTAACTTTTCAATGTTGTGGCCCTTTATGCGCTCTCCATCCCGGTATACGTGCCTTGATAGCTTGGCTATGGATGTTGATAGCAGATTGACCGCACTGGCGTATGGTGGGACTTGTAGGGCTGTATCAGCGTTAACCATTTCGCTGGCGTAGTTTGAAACCAAAGTGCTGTTTGTGAACACATCGTAATTGCCACTTGTGGCTACGGCGTTTCGCTTTTCAAACCATCCGAATAGCTTCATGAAATCACCTTCTTCCTCTCTTATAGGCAAAACCTATAATTAACATATAACCTTATAGTTATATACTATCATATAACCCATTAAAAGAACACGTATTCGCATTTAAGATACAAAAAAAGCCACCAACGTAATGTTAGTGGCCCTTAGAACGATATTCGTACGAAACAGTATTTGAGAACGCAATTTTCCGTTTTCTAAAGGGGTAGACGGTCCGTCCAGTCATCTTCAAAGGTTCCCGTCAATTTGACGGTAAGCACGAAATGGTGCCGACCTAGCGAATCGTGAAATTCACGACAGTTGAACGACTTTCAAAGCTACTACGCAATTTTCGGGGAACCTCGGGGTATGCTCAAAGTTGAGCTGCCCTCAAAATAGCTTTTGCCACCATTTCTTTTTTCGCTCTGCCTGGATCTCTCTAAGTACTTCCGTTATCTGTTGATCCCTGCGGTTAATATGTTCCTCGATTTTCTTGTTCTGTTCTTCCATAGCTGAAGCAATTTCCTGACGTACTTCCTCTTGCAATACCTGTCTAATCTCGTTTATTAAATCAGACGCTCTAAGGTGACGCGGTTCGACTGTGGGTGTTACCGCACTAATAGCCACCTCTTCGCTGTCATCCTCAGTGACGCTATGCGTCTTCGTATTGAATCTATTGGTTACTTGCTCAACGGCATATTCCGCTGAGTGCTTTTTATCCAATAACTCTTTCATGTTCCGTAACGCTGTGATATCGCGTTCAAAAAACATGCGTTTCCCGTCATCTGTTCGTTTGAATGTGTAACCGGCTGCTTCTAGTTTTAAGCACCAGGTCCGAAGGGTAGACGTTGCAATGCCTACGCTTGTGCTGACTTCCTTAGATGTGTAAACGAACTCTATAGCGTCATTCATGCGTTTTCCACCCCTCGCCTTTGTATTGCCCTATTTATTCGGTGTTTGTTACTGAAGTTCCTTTACGTATTTGTATCCTTCATAGAATCCCTTTATATACTGTTCTTCTTCAGCATAGGATTGATCAGAGCAAAGTTCGTCTTCCAGTTCTCTCACTAAGGCATACTGTTCCTCTGTCAGCATGGAACGAAGTTGTCCAGCGATTGCAGCAGCTTTACTGACGGCTTCTTGTCTTTCTTCAGATAGATCCTTCTTTGTATCATATGGTTGCTCACGATAGCGCTGGGATGCCATTTCCTCGATAACGTACCTCATACCGGATTCATACATTTCTTCAGCGAAGTATAGGTCTTCATCATTACCCTTTTTCCGGGTCTTACTTGTTTGAATCGCGCTCCAAAGGTTTGCTGTACTTGCCATATTTGAATATTTCATTTATATCTCTCCCTTGTCTGTGTTCCAGACAGGTGATAGACTTTTTATGAATACCACTTGTCTGGTATTTCGTTTGAACAACACTCCTACAACTGTCCAAGGTCTTAGGGGTGTTGTTTTATTATTTTTTCAAAAAAAGAGTGCGCGGTATCTATGTCCTCTATGGCCTTTATTTAATTTATAAAAGATTATTAAATGGGTAGTATGAAATCGATAGATGGAAGGTGTCAATCTCTTCAATTCATACTACTTACTCGTACCACTTACTACATACTACCTACTGCATACTACTTACTCGTACCACTTACATGAACTTTCTTGCATTACTAATAAACCAAGGCAACGAGTGTTTTTTTGTTGTCGCTGATAGCTCACTTTTGAAATACTTCTCTAATCCAGCAGCTACTTTAAATGGCTCACCAAGTCGCTCGAGTTTCTTGATATTTTCAGCTGAATAAACTGGATCCTCGTCATACCAGTTCTTATAAAGTTGGTCAAAGAGTGGAGCCAAGTCTTTTGCCTGTATCCCACTTGCCTTGGCGCGAATTTCATCGATCTTTTTATCTATCTCTTTTTCGCGGTTTTCCACTTGTCCTTTTTCGAACATAACTGTCTTGATCTCACCGAAATACAACGATCTATATCTTTCTTCGTAGGTGAACAATTCCTTGTCACCCTTAAATCTAAAAGTTTTGTGTAATCTTGAAATGCTAGCAGTTGCTTGGGGCATGTTGCTGATCTCTCTGAATTCACTCTTCAGAACAGAATTACCATCCCCATATTTTCTTTTGACAAAATAATTAATATAGACGAAGGACACGACATCTTCATGTTTAAGCCGATCCCAACGAACATAGTCGATTAGCCTATAGAATGTGGTCCGGTCTATTTGGATGAACTGCTCACCTTCCACGATTTCGGCACCTGAAACATTCTGGTAGGTAGTCGCTAAGTTGCGGCCCCTTATTTTTCTGCCCGGAACCATCTTGATCCAGTTGCCCTTTGCTAGCTTCGCTCTGGCCTTGCGTATTTTTTCCAGACTAAGATTAAGGAATGCAGCAAACCACATGTCTGATTTATAAAACTCTCCATCGACAATGTTGAATTCACTTAATACAGTCCAGAAATATAATTTTTCAGTAGCTGTAAGAGTTTTGAATTTTTCGTCTTCGATAACCCAAGAGTTGACCGGGAACCAAGTGTCTTCCATGGTCATCCCTCCTTATGACTTCCTATTTCTTTGTGCCTTGTATTGCTTGATCGCGTCCTTATAGCAGTTCTGGAAGAAGCCTACCGGGTTTTGAATATCCACGGCCATGACTACACCTTCAGGAATGGTAACGCAGCAAGCTCGATTAAAGTAAAGCTCACAAGCAATGGTCACTACTTCAGGGGCAAGTTGATTAGGGAACTGGTTCAGCAGCATGATGTAAATTTCATTTATGTATCCTGTTCCCAATGGCATCCCTTGCATATAGCAATGTTTTGGTGCTTGGGTTTGTAATGTCTCATAAATCTCATTTGAAACCGATTCTGAAGCAACGGCGATTTCTGCCGGTGCGCCCATACAATCAATCATATTTATATCATTCTTAGTACAATCATTAATTAGTAGTGGTGGGTTTTCCGGCGTCGGTTTTCCCGTCGACGGATTTTCCGTCTGCGGTATATTTTCACCGTGAACGGATTTTCCGTCTGCGGTGATTTCCTCAGTATCATCAAGGGTTATTGGTCTTTCATACACGATATATTCCATGTGTCCGAAGCTACCGTTTTCCCCTCGGATCTGCCGCCTGGACAAATAGCCAAACTTCTCTAATTCACGCAAACCGGTTCTAACTGAATCACGTCCATCAGCTGCACGTTTAATCAGATCCGATTCGTAAACTTGCCAATCATCCGGTTTTGAAAGAAGGTAAGCTAATAGGCCTTTAGCTTTCCAGGATAGACGTTCATCGTTCAATCCGTATTTGTCGATCATCACATATGGATTTTCACGTTTGCTGGTCCGAATGATGGTATTGGTCTTTTCCTGCATTTTTGCCATTAAAAAAACACTCTCCTTAGGTGGGAAAGTGTTGTCTTCTGGTCCTTATCTTGTTACAATGGATGCAACAAAATAAAGCTAAAGAAGAAACACTTCTCCTTATAGTTTTTAACGAAGAGCACCTGCGCCGACCAAAGCTGGGTGCTTTTTTCGTTTCTCTAATTCTAGCACTAGAGTATATCGTTTACTAGAATCGATTTTAAAGAGCCTAGGGAGCATTTTAAACGCGTTCACCTCCCTTCAGGTGTTTAACT